TTATTCCTGCTTGCTGTTGTTGTTTTCTCATATAATTCATCAAATGTGCTTCTATGTGTAATTTTACAACATCATTTTCTTCAATTTTGTAATGTTCTTCAATATGTTCCATATCGTTATCGTTTTCATCAATATCAATCCAAACTCCATCTTTTAGATATTCATTTTCCTGTCTTGCTTTTAATTGATGAGGAGATGGAGGAAGTAATAAATCAATTTGTTCTGGTGTAAAGTCCATATCTCTTAAAAGGTTTCTAACAGCATATTTTACATTTCCTCCTATTTGTGCCAAAATAGGAATTGTTTCTGCTAAATCTCTTCTTCTTACAACTTTTTGTGGTTCTGCTACTAAAGATGAAACTACTTCAATTGATGGGTCAACTTCAGGAATAAATTGTCTTTTATTAACTTCTACAAATTTACTTGCTCCATAAGAACCAATCATTTCAATAAGTTTGTAATCATTCTCTTTCATAAATCTTTGGTGTCTTTTAAGCCATCTATACCAAAAATCTTTTTCTCCAGCAACAATATTTCTCATTATACTTGACATCAACATATCCTGTTTTGCTTTTGCCATTGCTACTTCTGTTGCAGTTTTTTTAACTGATGTTAAAGAGCCCCTTAAAATTCTTTGGCTTCCTGCTGCTCCTAATGCTTCATTAACTATCATCTGATAATAAGCCAAAACATCATTAGAAACTGCTTGGGTTTTAGGAAATGATGCTATTTGTCCTTGAGGAGGAACTTTAGTGAAAACAATTTTGTTAATTTCTCTTGTCATTAAATCTTTAGGATTTAAAACTGCCTGTAGATTGATTAGAAATTGTGGTGTTGCATCAATTCTTACTCCTTGAAGCATTAAGTTTGAAAGATAAACCAAAATTCTATGAGAATTTTCTAAAATATCAGGAAGTCCAATTCCCCAAAAACCAAATGGAGTTTTTTGATAGTAATAAACCACAAAAGGAATTTTACTTTCTCCGTTTCCCTTATCTTTGTAATCAACTTTTTGAAAACCTAAAATTGTTGAAATTTTGTTATCAGTCCATACAACCCATAATTTACCATTAGCATACATATACCATTCCAAAAGTTCTAAATAGGCTTGAGAATGAATAGGTTCTTGTGTATAAAGTCCTTCAAGAAGAATGTTTTTTGCTTTTCTTTCCAGTACTGTTTTTTCCATTGAAGCAGGATAACTTGCTCCTACAATTTTTTTAACTTCTTGTGGGTCTAATCTGTTATCGTTTATAAGTTCGTAATAAGTTTTGTAAATATATCTTCCAGCATATCTAGCATCTTCAATAGTATTTGCGTATTTATCAATGAAAAAAGTAAATGGAGATTGAACTGATGGTAAAACAACTTTTCTTCTTGTATCGTATTGTGAAACATCTAAAATTCCTGTACCAAAGAAAATTGTGTTCCAGTTAAGTTCTCTGTGTATCATTCCCATATTCATTTCATCAAAATCAAATTTAGCAACTGCGTTTGTATAAATAATTTTTTCTTCATCTTTAGGCATTCTTGCTTTAAAATTTACTAACATTTCATCATTATCAATTGCAGAATAGGTTTCGTGAAATTGTGTAAATAAAAGATTTGAACCAACTAATAAATCTCCAACCTTTTTTCTTTCCTGATTAAGATAAAGTTTTATGTATTCAATCCAATAGGTTTTCTTTGTTCTTAATTCCTGCTGGCTGTCATTGAACTTTACGGTTATGTCCTCCAAGATTTCTTTATTAGTCCATTCTGTTAAATCTTTTGTTGAAAATTCAAATTTATCTAACATTTTTTGGTTCGTTAAATTCTTCTAAATAAACTGGTTTAAATTCAAATTCGTTTATTTTTTCAATTGCTCTCTTTTGAAACTCTTCTGGTGTAATATCAGGAAGTTTTAATAATTTTTTTAAATTTCCAAGCCATCTTGGATAAGCCATAACACAAGCATATAAAGCATCTGCAGTTTCCCTGTAAAGAATTTCAGAATAGATGTAATATCTTCTTCTAAATGCAGTTTCAAAAAGTCTTTGTGCTAAAACTTTTTTTAAATTTTCAAACCATTCTTCTTTTAAAACATAAAACTTTTTTCCGTATGCTTCAAATTCTTTTAATGCTTCTGGTCTATTCAATAACAAATCTTTTTTAGTTATTCTTGCTACTAACAGGTTGCTGAAGTCTTTCAACATCAGGAACAAGAAAAATATTAATATTCGCCTGATAATTTATAAATCCAAAAAGTTTAACAACTCTTCTTATCAATTTAATATTTTTTCCTCTTTTTCCTAATATTTTTGCTTTTACTTCTTTTTTTTGACAATCAAAAATTAGGTTTATCCCTCTTAAATCAATCTTTGCTTCTTTTAATATGAGTTCCTCTTTATAAATCTGTTTCAAGAGTTGCAAAGTTTCATTTTTTATTAAATCAAGTCTTTCGCTTTCCATAAATGATTTTCACGATTATTCTAACATAAATTCCTTTATTTTGTCAACTTCAATCATTGTAGATAAATCAACAGCAAATGTTAATGACAAAGCGTCAGCGACATTGGGAGATTTTATGCCCTTTTTCAGAAGTTCTTCTTTTGATTGAAATTTTATCACCCTGTCCGAATATTCTTTGTATCTTAAGGTCAAGATTTCATTCCAAGCATCATCTTTTAAAAGTTTTCCGCTTGTTAATATCCATTCTCTCATTTTCCAATAAAGTTCTGCTTTTTTGTTAAAAAATCTTTCTGGATAACTTGCTTTTTGTCCAAATTGTATGCCGTGAAGTTCCTGATACAAGCCTATTTCGTTTAATCTGTCATAAATTCCTTTTCCTATGCCTGTAATATCTATCACAATTGCTGCTGGCTGATATTTGATAAGACAATCGCTTAAAAGTGGTAATATTTGCATTGTGTCTGAAAGTCTTTTATTGAAAAGAATTTTTGCCACAAAGTTATCTCTTAAAACTATTGCAGTTTCATCTCCTCCCGCTCCTGGGTCTATCCCTATAACTGGTTTGTGAAAATTTTGTATATCAACATCTATGATTGCATTTTGAAGTTGTGATGATGTAAGTAATGGCAAATAGCCTTTATCGTCTATTACTCCTTCTAAAGAATACCAATTACCTTCAAGTAAAGCCTTTTTCAGTGGCTCATCCATTCCTTTTGCTAATTCTTCATAATAATTTTCTGGCAAATAAGGATTATCTCCAATTTCTGCTTTTAAATATCCCGCTTCTTTACATCTTTCGTCTTTTGATGTTTTTTCAACAAAAAATTCTCTTACCCAGTTTGAAAATTCTCCAACAGGATTAGATACTGCTAAAAATTTTGGGTTTTCTATGCCTGGCCATCTATTTCTTTGAAGCAAAATATCAAAAGTTTCTTTTGGTATTTGAGTTAATTCGTCCACTCCTATAATTGCCCATTCATTTGAGAAATACTTTTCTACTTCATCTAAATTCCTAAACATTAAAATTCCTCCTCCATAATCTTCTGATAAATGAAATTCGTGTTTTTGCTCATAATAAGTTCCTAACCAATCTGGAAATTCTGTTTTTATCCTTTTTAAATGTCTATCGTTTAATTCTGGATATGTTCTACAAAATAAACCTCCTTGAACATTTCTGTATCCTTTTGCTCCCCAGTATAAAAGCCAATAAAGAATAATCCATCTTAAAGCCCTACTTTTGCCACTTCCAACTGCACCAGACCATAAAGTATAGCGATAAGTTTTTGTAAATTCTAAAAAAAGTTTTTGTTTAGGAGTAAAGTTTGCTAATTTGAAAAAGTTAATTTTTTCCATTTGTTTGATTATAACATTTTCTAAAACAAAATAAAAAAGCCTGGGTTGTAAAAAAAGAAATGCTTATTCAATTATTTGTTTTGTTTTCAAACTTTCTTAAAATTTTCCCCCAAGAACTTTTTTCGTCATAAAAAAGTGGTTCAATAATAATTTTTGTCCAAGGAAGATAAAGAGATAAACCATATTGTTCTTTTTTAACAAAAAGCTCTTGCTTAAATATTTTTTTAATTTCGTTTCTAAAAGTACTAAAAAGTCCTTTTATTAAATGATCTCTTAAAATCACTCTTCCTTCTTTAATGAATAATTTTTCATCATCTACAATTTCTATTCCTAATCTATAAAACAAATCATCAATATTAATTGCTTCTATGTAATATTCTGAAACCAAATTTTCCTTTAAATAAATCTTGATAAAAAAAGGATAATGAACATTACCAAAAGTATCTTTTTCCAAATTTTGAACATTTCTCAAACATAATTTTTCTGAGGGGATTTTACCAAAATAACTTTGAAAACAAATCTTATTTGATTGCATTGTTTTTTTCTTGTTTATTTTTTATTTCTCATAAAACAAAATAGTTTTCATTTTTTTTCATTTTCTTCTTCATCTATTAATACTAAGACCTTTTTTTCTTCTGTTTCAATTGTTTGTTTTGCTTGTCCATATAATCTGTCAAGAATGTCTTTGTAAAATGAATAATTTCCTTTTAATGCTTTTTTGCCTGCTTTCATCAATAATGCTTTTAAAAAATCATCAGGTTCTTTTCCTAATTTTTTTTCTTTAGCAATTTCTCTTGCAGCAATTAAAAATATGGTTTTGTAATTTGGAATTCCTTTTGGTCTACCCTTAGGATTTCCAGATACTCCTTTCGGAAATGGTTTTAATGTTTTAGGATTTGACATTTTTCGTTAAAAATTCTTTGTTTTCAATATTTTAAATCCAACTCGCTAATTTTCCCACTTTTTAATCTTCTCTCCGTTTTCGCAATTTTAACCTCCATTGCTGTTCTTTCTTTATCCGATATTATTTTACCACCAGTTTTTTCTTTATAAGCCATAACTCTTTCATAATCAAC